CCCGCTGCACACTGTCGGGGCCGGTGCCGCCCTTGATCCGCACCATGTTCTGCAGCCACGACCAGAACAGATGATCAATACCGCCGCCGGACGGGCCGCGGCCGAACGACAACTCGACCTGCGCCACCCCGCCGCCGCCGGCGGCCATCATCATCCGCTGCGTGTCCGGGTTGGAGCGGACCATGCTTCCGGGGGGGATGTCCAGCAGTTCAGGGCCGTGCTCACCGACCAGCGTCATCAACGACCGGGGCCCGCCGCCCTGCGCGGTGATGCCGCCGGTGGCCCGGGCGCGGCCACCCATCACGAAACCGCCCGCGGTCAGCCTGGGGTCGACCCGCATCCCAACGTTGACGGTGACGAATTTGTTGTGCACGCTCGCGAGCAACGCCTTCGCGCGCCTGACTTTCGCCTCAAGGTCGTTGATCTTCGCGAGGAGGGCGGCGCGTTTCGACGCCGGCACCGACCGCAGCTGCGCCTTCCCCTGGTTGATCTTCCGCTGCCACTCCCCGATGTCCATCTGGAGTTTGCGTTTCCCGCCCGCCTTTTTCAGAGCGGCGTCAGCGTCGTAGGCTTTCGGCGGGATCAAGCCCAGGCTGTTCGCCAGTTCCTCGGCACGTTTCCGGTTCCCCGTCATCGCGGTCGCCGCGGCAATAAACGCCTTACGGGCCCGGCCCATCGCCTTCGAGGAATCCTCCCCCGCCTCCTCCAACGAATCCCGGTAGGCGAACGCGGCGTCGCGGATCCCCTGCAACGACTTCATATTCGCTCGGCCTTTTTCGGTGTGCACGTCGAGGGTGTGCCCGTTCTCTTTTATCGACTCCGACGCCTTGTCTATGGCTTCCTCGAACGCGATCTGCTTACCGAGAGCATCCGAATTCATATCGGACAATGACCGCATCGACTCGGTCAGCCCACCAACCGAATGCTGTAGGTTGTCCGCCGCCTCCGCCGTCCCGGTCAGCGTCTTCTGGAACATCGACACCCGGTCCGGCGCCATCCCGAACGTCTCCATCAGATGCCGGCCGAACACGTCCAGGTGGGACAGCCCGAACGCGGCGTCGTTCGCGATGGGCAGCAGCTTCCCGCCGATCGCCTCCGACAGGTTCCCGATGTTGACCTTCAGCTGATCCATCGGGGTCGCCGCCGCGGCCGCCGCCCCGCCGAACTCCTTCCCCAGCTCGTGCAGGATCAGCTTCTGGGCCTGGAGGGTTTTGCCCTGCGCGACCAGCGACCGGATGTTCCGCTTCGTCACGTCGTCGAAGGTGACACCCACCCGGGACAAGGCGGTCATGCCCTTGATCGGGTCGTTCAGGGCCTTACCGACCTGCACGGTGGTGTTCCGCAGCGCCTCCTCGGTGACCTGCCCGCCGTTCATCGCGGCGGTCATGTCCACGATCGCCTGGCTGGCCTGATTGAAGACGTCGTTGCCCTTGCCAGCCTCGTTGCGGATGTTCGTGAAGGTCAGCAGCAGGTTTTCGGCGGACTGGATGGCCTCATCGTCGACCCCGGACATGTGGGACAGGCCTTGGGCGAGGTTCCCGACCTGCTCGGCGGTGACGTTCGCGGCGCCACCAGTCGACTTGATGACCTGCTCGGTCATCGCCCCGATCTTCACCGATTCGTTGGCGTCGTTCAGGAACTTGCCGAGCATGTCGACCGCGCCGAATGCGGCCGCCCCCACCACCATCCCCTTGATGGCGCCGCCGAGTTCACCGAACCGGCCCCGCAACCGCCCGGACCGCTGCCCGACCGTCTCCACATCCTCGCCGAGCTTGACGAACCTGCCGTTCGCATCTCGCAGCCGGCCGTTCGCGTCCCGCCACGCCCCTTCGATCTGCCGGCCGGCGCGCTGCCCCGACTGGCCGACCCCGGCGAACTGGCCCTTGAGACCGGCGGCACGGGAGCCGGTCTGGTCAAGGACCTTCGCCCCGTTCTGGTCGGTGGCCTTGACGACGATCGTGATCTCATTCGCCAAAGCCATCCACCTCCCCGAACCCTTGCAGACCGGCCGCGTCGAACCCGCCCGGGCGCAGGGATCCGCCGCGGGCCAGCACCGCGTAACGCTTGACGATGCCCGCCCCGGAGGCGAGCAGCATCGGCAGCGGCGTGTTGTAGACGCGGCACATGTCCCGCAAGATTTCGGCCTCTTCTAGCTCGGCGGGTTTGGTGACGACGCCGGTACCATCGGCAAACTGTCCTCCGGGAATGTCTCGCCAGAGGTCAAGTCTTTTCCCAGGTCAACGCCGATCCCAATCACGGCGCCGGTCCACGCGTTGACGATCGGGAGGACGGTGCGGGACTCCTGCGACAACAGGCCGGCCTTGGTGGTCTCAACCGGCTCGCCGTCGTTGGTCAGGTTCCACGAGACGAGGTTTTCGGCGAACAGGCCGAACAGTTCGTCCAGCCGTTCGTGGTCACCGGGCGCGAACTCGGGTGTGGCGTGCAGCTCACGGAACAGCTGGTCGATCCGCAGGTACCGCTCGAGGGGGCCTTCGGCTGCGGTGACCTCGAGGCCTTCCAGCTTGGTTCCGGTGAAGTCGAGTTCGTACACCGTCCGGTCCGGCTCCCACCCCATGTCAGGAGTTCGTCCACGTCGGGACGGTCCCATCAGACAGGACCCCGGGCGACTGGAAGGTGAGTTCCCCGCCGGCGGCGCGGGTCACCTGGTAGTCGCTGTACAGCATTTCGCAGGACAGGTACGGGGTGGAGGAGGAGGTGGGCTGGATCTTCGACGTGCGCGCCACCGACGTGGACGACACGCTCGACAGCACGGCGTGCGCCCCCGTGCTCGCGGTGGTGTCGAACACCCCGTTGAACGTGAACGACGCGTCGGCCAGCAGCAGCTGCCGTTCCATCGCGGACTTGTCGACTCCGGTGATGTCCTGCACGCCGCGGGGGGTGGCCATCTCGAAGTTCGTGTTGGAGTTCGACATGATCCGGGGGGTGCCGGCGGAGTCGTCGACGGTGATCGTCGCCCCCATCCCGTGTGTCTTGGCCATCAGTAGGCACCTTCCTTTCGTTGATCGACGAGCCGTAGCTGGTGTTCGGCCGAGTCCTCGACCCAGTCACCGAACCGGGTGTGGCGGCGTTTCAATCCGAGCCAGGCCCGGTTGTCGCCGTAGCGAACGCTGAAGAACTGGGGGCGGGTGCGGTGTTCGGCGAAGCATCGCTGGCGGGGCGGGAATCGGAACACGGTGCCGCCGGTCTCCGATTTCAGCTCCCGGAAATCGCGCCCGGACATGGTGCGGATGTAGTGGGCCTGCGCGCGGCCGAGCTCGGTGGTCTCGTCCACGATGGTGTCCCAGCCGAATTGCCAGGCTTCGCACTTGACCACCTCGCAGGCGTCCTTCACGACGATGTCGGCGCCCTGCGCGATCCGGTACGTCTGGTAGTCCTGCGGCTGGCCGGTGAGGTGCCATGGGCCGGTGTAGGGGATGAACATCAGAACACCGTCCCGGCGATTTCGTTCTTGCGGAGCATCACCGCGAAGGTCAGCGACGTGAACCCCGCCGATGTTGTGGTCACCGCCCGGACATATCGGCGGATGGTGGCCGTGTTGGAGATCGAGATCCGTTCCGCCGTTGGCGCCGCCGTCACCTCCGTGAACACCAGCCCCGACACATCGGCGAACGAGGAGTCGTCGGCGGAGTCCTGGATTGTGATCGTGGCGTCGGTGCCGGTGAACTCGAACACCTGCAGCCATGCCTGACCGCCGAAGCTGAGGGATCCGCCCGTGTCCACGCTCGACCCGTCGGTCTCGTCGGTGTCCGTACGCTTCCCCGCCGTCAGCTGCACACCCCATTCGAGGCCGTAGCCGTTGGCCTGCGCGTTCACCCCGCAGCGGAGCGACCCGTTCGCGGCGCGGGCCGGGTCGTAGCCGATCTGTTTCGCGACCATCGCCGCGGCCGGGGAGCCGAGAGCGGTGGATACGCACACGGTGGCCACCGCATCCGCGGTGGGCAGCGCGGAGTAGACCGGATGCGCGCGGGCGGTGGCCGGGTTGAAGTAGTTGACGAGGTCCATCGCCCCGTCGCGTTGCAGCCCGATCCGTTCCTGCGCCAGCACGTCGATGCCGGGAACCTCGTCCAGCTGCAACGGTGAGGTGATCGTGAACGAGTTGACGTCGCCGGATAGGTCGTAGCCGCCGACGTAGAAGTTGTCACCCAGGCCGGTGGTCTTGCTCATGGCGTCAGACTCCACATGTCGTTGATCACGCAGGGGACGGTGATGTCCATCACCCGGTACAGCCGCCCGTCCTGCGGCACATAGCCGGCCCGCGCCATCAGGCTTGGCCCGTGCTCACCGAAGATGTCCACATTCCGGAGCAGCCCGCCGAGGGTGAAGTCTCCGGCGTAGGCGCCCATCAGCGCCCACTTGGCGCGCATCACTTCCGGGTCGATGGCGTCCTGCGGCTCCGACAGCATGTTCTTGAAGATCCGCACCGTGAACGTCTCCAACACGGTCGCGGCGTCGAGCCCGGACTCCGAGCCCAGCGGCTTGGTTTCCTGGTCCCAAATCGCCCCGGTCAGCAACCCTTGCGGCGCCGATTTGGGTTCGTGCTGGTTGACCTGCTCCAGGTGCCCGATCGTCGCGGCGTGGGAGACGAGGGCGTCGAAGATTTCCTGCGGGTCGACGCTCATTGCATCCTCGCCAAGTGCGGGGCCAGCGCGTGCTCGGCGATCGGCACGGCCTCAGCCTCGGTCTTCTGCGCCGCCTTCCGGAACGAGGCGTAGCCCTTGAACCTGGTGGTCCTGTTGCGGCTTCCGGTGCCCTCAAGCCAGGGCCCGTAGATGATGCCGCGGTCGTGCACGACCCAGCTGGTGGCCATGTTTTGGGCGATGACCTGCGTCTCGTAGTAGGGGGTGGGGTGCTGGATGCTGCCTTCGAGGTTGGTCATGACGTTGGCGTAGGCCTGCTGCGCGACGTCCTTTTCGATGTCGTCGAGGGCGGCTTTGAGTTCGGCGGTCGCGGTGCCGTTGAACAGTGGCCCGGTCACGGTCACCTCGAGTTCCACCATGGTCAGGCCTTCCGCTTCCCGGTCGGGCGCGGCGGAGCCTCCACCGCGGCCTCCGCCTGGCCCTCAACGTCAGGGTCGGGCTCCGGCGCCTTCTCCACGGCCCTGCCGTGATGGTCGGGGCTGCCGCACGTCGGGCACACCCGGGCGGGGCCCGGCTCGTACTCGGCGCCATCGTGGATGCACACCCACACGGTGGTCAGCTCGGCCGGCTCGGCGTGGCCCTCTGGTGATGTCGCGGTCATATCGCCCTCTTCCTCGCGTTACGGCCATACGACTCACACGCCGCCTCCTCGAAGGCGGCGATGCCGCGGCCGGTGAATTCCCGCTGGTTGTCGCCCGATCCGGCCACCCGCGCGTACCCGGCGCCCTCCTGCAGCACCTGGTTCAGCGCGTACGCCACGTTCAGGTCCCGCACCGGCCCCGGATACACCTGCCGGGAGATCGCATCGCCCTGGCTGTGTGCGGCGGCTGTGGTGCCGGTCGCGGCCCGGGCGACGGTGAGGGTGCGGGGCGCGTAGATGTCGGCATTAGCCGAATGCGCGGCCAGCACCGTGCCGTCCCACGCCCTGATCACCGTCAGCGTCGACCCGGCGACGTCGACGACGAGCATCCGCTCGGAGTCGATCAGGATCGCCTCGTCCACGACCGGGGCCGATGTGGTGGTGGACATGGTGATGGACACGTCGGCCTTATTGGCCGTCAGCGAATCCGCCGCGTCGATGTTGACGCCCGTGTCGGCCATGGCCTTGCCGGTGACGAGCATCCGCTCCGACCCGACCGTGATCAGATCACCGACCCCGACCGTGGCCGAGTTCGACACGTCGACGGCGGTCTCGGAGTCGTCGAGCGCCTCGGCCAGCTGCCCGGCCGGGCCGGTCGCCGCGGTGAACCCGAACACGCCGGTGACGGCGACGGCGCGCTGATGGGTCTGCCCGGCCGAGAACGCCGACTGTGACCCA